TTACCCAAGTAGGAGGAAGTGCAAGTTCTCCAACACAAGGTTTTGCTGGTGGCAATGGTGGTCCTGGGGTTACACCATTTTATAGTGGCGGCGGTGGTGGTGCAGGCGAGGCTGGTGACACAGATGGAAACGCTGAAGGTGGAGATGGTTTAGCCAGTTCAATAACTGGTACATCAACTTATTACGCAGGCGGTGGCGGAGGTGGTAGGTATACTTCACCTTTGCCTCCTGGAGGTCAAGGCGGTGGTGGTACAGGTTCCGATATAAACAGTACTGGTGGAACTTCTGGTAGTGCTAATACAGGCGGTGGTGGTGGTGGAGCTGCTCAAAGTTCAGGTGGAGCAGGTGGTTCAGGAGTAGTTATTATTCGTGCTTTACAAGCAGCAGCATCTACTACGGGAAGTCCAACATACACTACTTCTGGCTCTTATCATATTTATAAATTTACAGCTTCTGGAAGCATTACTTACTAATTTTTACTTTACTACATATTCAAGTTAAGGTATAATCTAAATATGTCATATAAACTAAAAGTAATTAAAGATGCCCCAGTTGGTTTTTGGATGCTGGATGAAACATCTGGAACTACCGCCAATGACATATCTGGATGTGGGAATAATGGTACATATACTGGTGGATTAACTACAGGGCTTGTACCTTTAGTACCAGGTGGAATTACTGGAACAAATATAACCTCAACTAGAAATATATCTTTTCCAATTTTAAATGATTATTCTGGAGCAGCCTCTGGAGGCAATATAGCAGATAAGTATTCTTTAGATAATGACTTTTCAATCGAGCTTTGGCTTTATCCTAAAATAACTACAACTAACCAAACTAGAATATTTGCAGACCCTACAAGCGAGGTAGGATTATATTATATTAAAGGAAGTATTTTATTTAAAGTAGGTGGACAAGAAATATACTATACCCTTCCATATCTTAAAAAAGCTTATCATATAGTGGCCTCATATACAGTAAATGCTTTAGTGCTTTATTGTGACGGAATTATTGTTTCTTATAAACCAATAACATCTGAAATTACCCTATCTAATACATCCACTACATTTCAATCTGGACCGACGGCAAATGCAAATGATTCATTTATAATTGATGCAATAGCCCTTTATAGATATGCTATTAAACAAGAAGCTGTATATTCTCATTTTGTATATGGACAGCCAATAAATCCTATTCAACTGGCCACCCCAGAACAAGGGGTTCTATTCTCTTTGCATGATGAAAATTTAATGAGGACATTTGAATACTCATACCCATTTAGCAAATCTTGGGAAAACTTTACAAACGACGACGTTGTATTTAATAAAGAAGAACAATCAATATCTATTATTCCTTCTTCCACCGTAACTGCAAAAACTGCAGAATTTTCAGACTATATTGTCTTTCCTACAAATATAGGAATTCAATATTCAAAAATTGAATGGAGCGGGGAAAACGGAATTGTAGTAGAAACCAGTACAGATGGATCAACCTATACCGCATGTACTAATGGTCAGAATATCCCACAATATGCAAATGGCTCATTTGCCTCTAGTGGAATTCTTTATATTAAGTTTAGTTTAACCACTGCAGATGCAAGTAAGTATATACCTAAACTAACATATCTCAATATATCATTTTTTAGATCTATAAATTTAAGGGCAGACAATTCAGGAAACCCTTTGACCCCCGTAGATGAAGAATATTATTTAGGCAGAAAAAATTATAATATTTTATCTAGGGATTATAGAAATGGTTTAAGGTGTCAGGTAGACGGTGGATTTAATATAAATACGGATATGCTGGTAAAGACTGTAGAGTTTTTCTACACCCCCACCTCATACGCTGATAGCGGCCTTATATCGTCATTAGCGGACACAACATATGCCGCCTCTAACTATTCATGGAGAAACTCAGGAACGGTCTCTAAAACCAACGTCGCAGCGATTTACGTCAATGGGGTTAATAAAACCTCTGAAACGGCGGTATCAAACGTATTTACCCTAAATGAATTACACCATGTAGTTATATTCTACACAGAGCCCATCTCTGCCGATATTAAATTTAATTCATCATTATACGGGGCAGAAGAAGCTTTATATAAAAATATTATATTCTACCCTACAGCCTTTACTTCAACAAAAGCCTTAAATCATTATAACCTATATACTCAAAATGCAGCCGAATCAGTATATGCAAATACTTCTGACGTCACTCTGACAGAATCTACCCTTGACATATATGATAATGACTGGATTTTAATTCAAAGCAGTTAATTTTGTCACAGAGTAGGACAAAATCTGGACTTTATCTTAAAAGAATGGTAAAATAAATACCTGATGGATATTAAAAGAGTTAAGCAGAGTGTTGTAGAAGAAACTACCCTAGGAATTTATGTCTGGGAAATTGATGGAAAATGGGTAGGCGACGATGAAGGAAACTACCTATCTGTAACCTCTAAAAAAGGTAATAGGGAAAAAATAGAGCAATTAAGAAAAGCTGTTGCTCATTATGGCATCAATAGAGGCGAACCAAAGTTTTTAGCAGGACGTAGAAAAATTGATGACGAAGAATATGAGTATCAGCAACAAAGATTAAAGTGGGGCCTAACACCAGATCCGTTAGACATAGGTGAATACAAAGATCAAATGAGAGCAGCAAAAGGGGCTAAGTAAATGGAATTTATTGAAGACGATCAAGATAATACTAGTCAGATAAATATATCAGATCAATCTGATTGGATTAAATTTAATAACAAACCAGTGGTAGTAAATGATCCATTTAAAATTGAAGGCGAAGAGTTAAAGAAAGTAAATGGTCTTGGCGCTTCATTCCGTCGTAAAGTTTCAAGAGATCTACAAAAAAGATTTATAGGACAAGAAGGAACTGCAACACAGCAAAACTTAATGGCACAAGCCGTTACTGGTTATGCCATGTTCGATCTTATTGAACCTCCATATAATCTAGAATATCTTTCCAGGATTTATGAATTTTCTCCGTATAACTATGCAGCAATTAATGCAAAGGTAGCAAACATTGTTGGACTAGGATTTTCATTTGTAGAAACTAGAAAAGCAAATGAAGCATTAGATAATATTACAGACGATAGACAATTAGAAAGAGCACGTCGCAAATTAAATAAACTTCGCCAAGATCTAGAAGCCTGGCTAGAAGAAGTAAATGAGGAAGAAACATTTACAGAAACTTTAATAAAGGCATATGTAGATCTTGAAGCAACAGGCAACGGCTATATTGAAATAGGTAGAACAAGCGCAGGAAACATTGGATATATTGGACATATTCCTTCTAAGACAATGCGTGTTCGCCGTTTGCGTGATGGATTTATTCAATTGCTTTATGGCAAGGCAGTATTCTTCCGCAACTTTGGAGATCAAGAAACACCTAATCCAATTTCAGACGGATCAGATAGGCCAAACGAAATTATTCATTTAAAGAAATATACACCAATGAATAACTACTATGGCATTGCAGATATTATTGCAGCACAAAATGCAATGGCAGGTAATGAATTTGCTGGAAAGTACAACCTTGATTACTTTGAAAATAAGGCGGTGCCTAGATATATCATCATAGTAAAGGGTGCAAAGCTTTCACCAGAGTCAGAAAGAAAATTATTAGAATTTTTTCAAGTCGGATTAAAGGGCAGAAACCATAGATCCCTATATGTTCCACTTCCAGCAGATAGCGCTGACTCAAAGGTAGAATTTAAAATGGAGCCAATTGAGGCAAATGCTCAAGAGTCTTCATTTAACGTATATCGTAAATCAAATAGAGATGAGATCCTTTTGGCTCATAGAGTCCCTATTAGCAAAATTGGATTACCTGAAGGAGTCAATTTAGCTTCAGCCAGAGATTCCGATAAAATGTTTAAAGAGCAGGTATGTCGTCCAGCCCAAGATATTTTAGAAAAGAAATTAAATAAAATTATTGAGGAAAAGACTGACGTATTATTAATTAAGTTTAATGAATTAACTCTAACCGATGAAGATACTCAATCTAAGATTGATGAAAGATATTTAAGAATGCAGGTAATTACCCCTAATGAGGTAAGAATTAGAAAAGGAATGGTCCCTATTGACGGGGGAGATTCTATAGTTGAATTAAAGCCACAACAGGCTGCCGAGCAAACTGCACAAGCCATGAATTCTAGACAAAGAACTCAGGATCGAGACGCCAATTCTCCAGATATTTCTGGGGAGGCTAGAAATCCAAAAGGCGAGGGTAGAGTCACCGCTTAATTATTAGGCAACTAGTTATTTGCCTTTTTATATATACAAAGATAAAATTAAGCATATGAATATTGAAAAATCCAATTGGTCGTCTAATGGCGAAAATATTGTTTTATCTGTTCCATTCACAAAAGTTAATCGTGAAAAGAGAACAGTATCAGGATTTGCAACACTAGATAATATTGATCAGACTGGTGATGTTGTAACAGCAGATGCAAGCATGAAAGCATTTGAAAATTTTAGAGGCAACCTTCGTGAGATGCACCAGCCAATGGCAGTAGGTAAAGTAGTTTCATTCAAACCAGAAACATACTATGATCCAAAATCAAAAGAATTTTTTAACGGAGTATATGTAGATGCATATATTTCAAAGGGCGCACAAGATACTTGGGAGAAAGTTCTAGACGGCACACTTCAAGGATTTTCAATCGGTGGAAAAATTAAAGACTCCGATAATGAAGTAAACAAAGCAACAGGACAAACAGTTAGATTTATTAAAGAATATGATTTGCTAGAGCTATCAATTGTAGACTCTCCAGCAAATGAATTATGCAATATTCTTTCTATTCAGAAAGTAAATGGACAATTAGTATTTAAAGGTATGGCCGCAGAGGTTGTAACAGAAAACATTTTTTATTGTGAAGAAAGCGACTCTGTTTTTATTTCAACAGAGCAAACAGATGAGTCACCAGTATCTGGCAAGCCAGCAGAATTAATTGGTTGGGTTGAGAGCTCAGATGTTAATAAGTCAAAAGAGATAGATAGAATTCTTGCTTCATTTAAGAAGACAAGATTACCGTTGCCTGCAATACAAACAATTGCAAAACAGGCAAACGCAGAAGGAGGTAATGAAGTGTCAGAGAACACAGAAAACGTAGTTGCAGAAGATGCAGTAGCACCTGAAGCAGCCGTAGAAACTCCAGCAGTTGCAGAAGATGCAGCAGTTGAGAACGCACCTGCAGAAGATGCAGTGGCAGACGCTTCTGCTGAGACTCTGGAAAAGGCAGCCGACGTATCCGAAGTTGAGGTTGATGAACCTGATTTTGCAAAGATGCTAGGTGACCTAAAAGGCTTTTTCGCAGAAACTTTAAACAAAGCTTCTGAAGCAAACTCCGCTCAGGTTTCATCTATCAAGGAAACAGTTGAATCATTCAGCAAGAGCGTTGACAGCCGAATTTCAGAATTGGCAGAACAACATCAGGCATTAAGTAATGCCGTCACAGAAATACGCAACACTATTAACAATGTAGAGAAGCGTGTAGACGCAGTAGAAAGTGATACTGCAATTAAGAAGTCCTCAGACCTTGGCGGGTCTCAGGAAGTAACAATTAAAAAATCTAAATGGAACGGTTCTTTCCTCGGTTCCGTACAGGAAATTTTCAATTAAAAAAAAGGTAGGTAAAATAATGAGTAATGAAACATTAGAAAAAACAGTAGCCTCTAATACTCACGTAACCGCTAATATGACTGGGTCTGCAGTAGCAAACACAGGCGTACACATCGGTTCCGAGGGTGAGGGTGGATTACTTAACCCAGAACAATCAGCTCGTTTTCTAGACTACATGTTCGATGCAACCGTAATTGGTAAAGTCGCCCGTACAGTTAGAATGAGATCTGATACAACTGAAATTGATCGTATGTCCGTAGGCGAGAAGCTTATGAAACTTGCGACAGAAGCAGATGACACTTCAGCAAACGCTGCAGTATCATTCTCAAAGATTTCTTTGACAACAAAGAAATTACGCCTAGATTGGGAACTATCAACAGAGTCTCTAGAAGACAACATTGAGGGTCCAGATCTAGAAGACCACATTGCACGTATGATGGCAACACAAGCAGGAAATGATATTGAG